GTCGCCCGTACCGTCATTAGCCGTAGTGCCTATATTAACATCAGTAAGGCTTACGCTTGCCGACCTGCTCTTAACGGGTACTATATCCCTCTGACAAGCGGTAATTATTACAAGTAAAAAAAGTAGTTTTTTCATATCGTATCAACCGTTATTGTGTTATCATCAACTGTTACCACCGTACTATCTGCTGTTGTACTGCCTTCCTCCTCTGCCGTCCGGGTACCAATCTCATGTAAGTCAATTTCCCATCTTCTTTTTCTTACATCGAACTCTGCCCTGTTAACAGCAAATACCCTCGTTTCCCCGCCTGAAGTATTGATGTCATCCTGAAAATTGCCTATCACATCTATCTGCCCCCCCTGTGCTGTCTCAAGTAGTGGCATCTGAATAAGCTGCCGGGGCTTGCTGTACTCCGATGCTATCTCATCAGCTATGTGATGCAAAAGGGGTTTATAAGAAGATCCACCCCTGTATATCCACCTGTCTGATGACTCGAGTGACTCACTATATGAAGATGTGGTGTAGGCAATAGATCCAAAGAGATTGCCGGACGCATTTACCAGACTTGTCTCACCATCAAACTCTGTACCTGCCACTTTTGCCGTGAAGATAAGGTCAGCCCCGCTACTTGTAAGCACTATCCCTACTGCATCATAATCCGATTCATAAGCAGTGACGAAATCCTGTGCTGTTATTGATAGCGTCATGGAGAAAGTGGCAAGGCTCGTAATTCCCCCTACTGTTATGTTTAAAGTCCCGGTACTGCCCGTCAACGTGATAGTGTCAACCCTGTAACCATTAACTCTTTTCATAACGACTAAAGCCCCCGCACACTGCTCAATTATGTTATCCATATTTGCATCAACAACATCACCAAGCCGATATTCATAAGCTATATTAATCCCATTGATGCTATTGAATACGTTATATTCATTCTCAACAACCTCTACGTTATCAACATATTTAAAAGTGTATTCCGGTGTTCTTAAAATCCACCTTGCGAGTTTAGCAAAAGGCCCTTTATGCTTCCTGCGTTTTACTATTATCTCATCAGAAGTAACATAAAACTTAATGTTCTTAAAAGCTATATAACAATCCTCGCCCGCCCCCGCTCCGTACAGTTCTACAGTATATGATCCTCCTATGGGTAATCCGCTAACCTGCCTCTTTATTGTGGTCCAGGCACTGTTGCCATTAGGAGCAGCGACAGTAAAGCTTAATGGAGTAAAGCTATTCTGCCAGTAAGCAAAGTTCTCATCACCTAACAGGTTGTATAGATAATAACCTCCTGTATCAGATTTGACTACCAGTATAAAATTATAAGAGGATATATCGCTTCCGCTGAAGTTATATGTCAGGTAGTCAAACTCAAAATAAAACTGATCGTAAGTAGATATTAACGACTCATCGCCAAATGATTGAGATATATACTTATTAATTCCTGTCATAGATGGCAGGCCTGCAAGGTTATTGGTGGTTGTCATTATAACCCCTTCGGTCATCCCTGCTACGTATTTCCCAACGGGTTCAATAGTTGTTCCTGAACTACGTGTCCAATACTGAAAGTCTGCCCCATCCCAGTATTTTGCTGACAGTTCAAAATTATCCAGCCATGAGTCTTTATATCCGTAGTCAAAAACAGAAGTGACTTTCTTTGCCGGTGGTACTATCATCAGCCGTCCGCCCGGAACCTGGATTCTGCGAGATGAAGGGTGAGTGGCCTTTCTCTTTATGAACTGATCCGGGTTTAACGTGATAGCTGTCTTTGTCGTGTCGCCCGTGAACCACCTGCCATAAACAGTAGAATCTAATAGTTCTGCAGGTCTAACAATACAGAACACCCCGTCTTTCTGACGGATGATAGCATTGTATTTCTTCAGTATTTCAGAGAGAACTTCATAACAGTAATAGTCTTTAAACACATCCCTGTCAATCTTTATCTGGTCAAAGGGGCTATCCGAAGCCGTGGATAACATATTGTCTTCGTAGATATTGACGTACTCCTTAAACTCCGTGAATCCTATCTCTGCCAGTATATCAAGGATGATAGCCGATTCAAGTTCATGGCCGTTATAATAGGTTATCGTTTCCTCACCTTCACTATAAGCAATACTATCAGCGAAAAGGATATTTTCAAGTATTGAAAGCCCGTCAGTAGCTGTGATTGAAACGGCATAAGGAACCGGCTCATATACTTCCTCGTAGTTCTGTGTTTCAACGTAACCGCTCCAGAATAAAGACTCGTTACAATAAATATTAACTGGGTAGTGCATATCCTCGACAGAGTAAAGGTCAAGGAGTGCAAAGTTCGTTTCAGAATAGACTTCAAACGTGGCCCGTGAGGGACGCATCGGGTCGAATACATCATCTGACTCGTTGTCGTAAGCAAAATTAAGCGGGTTGCCAGTGGCTTTCAATAGAGTATAGTCACCCGTGAAGTCCGGGTCCTCTATTGAGATCCGCCACTCGACTTTTTGCAAGTCAGAAAATTCTATCCTCCACCTCTCAGCCATTTCTTCTAAGTGCCAGTGCTATATCTTTCCCTTTTATTGATCCAACTACATTTACATTCAGTGGTTGACTCTGAAATCCACCAAGCCCGCCCGTCGCTTTCCCGCCAAGTCCCATATTCCAAAGATTCTGTGTTGCCATAACAGCTAACCCTGAACCCGGAAACAACATTCTTATCAGTGTGAATATCGCTGCTTTTGCAAGGTACTCAGCAACCAGTCTTTTCAGTCCGTCAATTATCGTATCAATCATGTTATTAAACCCGTTCTCAGTGGAGGAGAACAGAGTATCAAACCCGTTAGTCAGAATATTAATAGCCTCCCCCTGTAATATCAGGGCATCGGTCATGTCTTCTATGGGCTTCGTAAATTTTGGAGCGTCGGCAAGTTTGTTCTGTATCTTCTGAAAATCTTTATAGTCATCCCAAAGCTTTTCCCACGGGTTAAAGTTTTCTTCTGTAAACCCTTTCGGTACGGTTAATTTTTCAAGAGAAAAACTCTCCTGTCTTATAGTGGTCAGGTTTTTAATCCTCTTTTCGAGAGCATCAATAACCTGAAGTTGTGTCGCTAATCCTTTCTTGTCGGCAATGTTAATCTGTTCAAGATTCTCCTTTTCCGTCTTTAATTGTTCATTCAGTGATGCTATTGTCTCAACCTGTTCCTTTACCTTTTCAAGTGGCCCGCCCGCAGACTCACCACCCGAATACATATTGACAGCCTGCTGTTCTGCTAAAAACTCTTTTGCCTTGCGGTATTCTTCGAGATTTTTGTGAGTGGGCGACTTCCAACCAATCAAAGGAACATCCGGATCTTGCAAAACCTTCATGTAAGTAGTAAGGTCTTGGAAAAATTCTTTTAACCCGCTATTTATAAGAAAATCCCCAGCTGCAAGTTTCAAATCACTCCATGCTGTTGCAAGTTGAGCAATAGATGTGGCTGTTGTATCTGCCACGTCACCCATACTTCTAAGTTCTCGCTGAATAATATTACCGGATGCTATGCCAAAATCCCCGACTTTCGCTATCTCTTTTTGTAACTCAACAGCCGAAATCCCCAGGTTATCCATTACGAGAACTGACTTACGCCCTATCCCCGTAATAATGGAGTTAACAAGATAATCAACCGATTCTCCGGTTTGAATTGCTCTCTTAGTAGCGAACTCAAAATAAGTAGCAAGCTGTTCAAGTGGTATCTTAAAGTTACGTGCTTGAACCGCCTTTCTCATCAACTCAAGATCGGTAACAGTTCCCCGTGTGGCAGTCCGCAGGTTCTGAAGTAAATTAGGCTGGTTAAGGTTTTTAAATGCTTGCGAAACCCCCTCGACCTGTGCAGCCAGTTTTATTCCTTCGGCTACAAAACTTGTAACGGCAGACACAGTGAAGGCAGCACCAATCATGCCACCAAGCCTCTTGAACCCGGCATTTAATTGGCTGAGATTACCCTGTGCTTCCTTCAGCCCACGTTTAAACTCGCTGTTATCGAGTCCGAGTTTCGCTTTTAATTTTTCGTCTGCCATTTAATCAGCTTCCTCCACTCTTTCATTTCCTCGTATTCTTCCCTTGTCATCAAATCTACTTTAGGTGTGTCTTTGTCCGTGTAAAGAACCATCACATCACGGACATCAACGGGCGGGCTTCCTTCCTTGCGGTAAACATTCATAAGAATTGCACACTGTAACCTCTGTAGTTCTTTGCGCCTTGCCTCCCTCGTCTCGTAACCCTTACAGGAAAGTTCTATCTCCTCAAAGGTCATCCTCCAGAACTCCGCAGGCTTCAGCCCTACCTCCCCGACACAATAGGAAAGAACTTCACGCCACGTTACTTTTTTTTTACCTCACTGCCCTTTGCCAGTTCGACAAGGGAGAACCCCAGCATCTTGGCATTGACGACAGCCGTCTGTAACTGAGAAACTGCCCCCTCGGTGTTATCAAGCAGATCACCGAACCGGAACTCATTGACCATAGCACTCTCCCCCTTGCTTCTCATGGCTGACACATGGGCAAAGTAGAACAGTTCCCTTAACTTGAATATATCGGGGGGTGTCCCGTCCTCTTTCCCGAATATCCCGCTCGAGGCGATCTGCCAGAACTCTATCTTATACTTCTCGCAGAACAGGGCATACGCATTTGAACCAAACTGAAACGGTAAACGCTCACTACCGAAGTCTATCTCTATATAACCGCTTAGTGTGTTCATTACGATGTTGCTACTGTTCCTTTTGTAAGTTCACCAGCTCCCTTGAAACCGCCCGACATAGAGACAGCATCATTATAACTTGCTGACATGGTTAACCCTGTCGCATTGGCGTTGCCCTTGAATACCAGACCTCCACCTGTGCCGTCAATGACAGCCATCTCAAGGATTGCCGTGGTGTCGCCCGTGATAAGGTCAAATATCTCCTCTGCGTTCATCGTGTTACTCGGATCGTACAGGCCGTCAAATGACACCTCCCAATCCTTTGAACCGTAAAGGCTATCACCCCATGCATCACTATCCTTTGTAGTAGTGTCGATAAGGTTGCTGTTAACTGTTAGTGTGAAGGATTTCGTCCCCCCGATAGCTGTACCGTTAACAAGTACAAGCATATTCTTTCCGCTTAATTTTGGCATTCTTACTCCTCCTCTAATCTGAATTTAATAACTATTGATTTCATTATAACTATATTATTGTCCATCAAGACCCTTTGTGTTGCTATACTTCCGACCATTATGTTAATCTCTCTATAACCGTCTATCCCGCCTACATTCTCACCACCAGAACCGGCTTCTGTTATAGGGTCTGCGGTTATCAGTTCAAGAATATCCTCACTCAGAGAATTGACCATCTTGTAACTCGCATCGTTACCCGTGTATGAGGCATATATCTCGATGTTGACAGAATTTAAGGTTATGAAACTATCTTTCGTTGATTCATCAGCTTCCATGTACTGCTCGCCCAGCACAATAAACGGCATGGTCACGTTTTGCGGGACAAAGCTGTAACAGGGTATATAAGACCCGTTGTACTGGACTGTGAGGTTCAATATGTCATATAGCCACTGCCTTATGCTTTCTGAAGGATCTTTCATTTGAATCCCATTCTATTTAGTTCAATCAATAATTCTTTATAAACCCTTTTCGCAACCGGATAAAAGAACGGGTTCGCCTTCGTGCCTGGATGGTTAACTTTCTTGCCGAAATACATCCATCCGTATTTCTTAGCCCCCGGCTTTAGTAAATACCCTGCCAGTACTTTTGCCCGTCTGACCTGTATGACGTGGGGACGGGTGCCAAACTCTATATGAGGGGCATAGTTAACAGCAGCAACCAAACTTCCGTAAGGTGTCTTTCTCTGTTGCGGGTTAATATCTATCGTACTTCCTAATCTATCACTGGCAAAAGAAACCCTGATAGAACTCCGCAAAAAACCAAAATTAACTATCCCTTTATTGGTTATGTTAGTCATAATGCCCTTTTGCATCGTATATGATTTTGCAGCGATAAGAGTTTTAAGCTGTGCGGTATTCTCAGCCGACAACTTAGCCGTCCATCTCCGAAACTTCTGAATCTCGGAAGATGGCAATTCAACTCTTATCTT